CCGCACAACTCGGCAATGTCCTCGTAGGCCGCAAGTCGATCAACAAAATCCGCCTGGTACTGCACTCCGCTGAAATTTACCCGCCAGTATCCGTCTTTGAAATAAGTCAGTCGTTCCATAGCTCTTCCTCCACATACCGCCAGCTCTGCGGCGGGCGGGTGATGGGCCCGGGCGCAAGGCCGTATTTGGTCCCCCGCAGACCGGTAAACTCCCACAGATCGCGCGGGTGATCGTAAATGCGCAAATCTGAGATGTGCCAGCCGAAGCCGGTGGCAGCGCCGAGATACTGGTGCAGCTCCGCAGGCTTTAGGCAGGTTGGCCGCGCAGCATCCGACGGGATTCTTCCCGCGCCGTTAATTTTGATGATCTCATCGCACAGAAACTCCCCGATGACTTTGCCGTTTCCACATTTGTAGATATAGCACTTAAACGGCGGGTTCATCTTCGGGCGCGTCTTGCGCACCTCAATCGTTTTCTCTCCGCTTATGATCTTCTCGAACCACTTCTGGCGGATGCTGATTAAAACAGCTTTCATGCCTTTTCTCCTTCCTCCGCCGCTTCCGGTAAGCCGCGCCATTCCCAGCGGCTGGAATCGCAGCACCCGGCGCATGGACATTCTTCCTGCACGCAGTTCATGCAGTCAAAGACAGTATCACTGTCAAATTCGCAAAAATCGTTATGCTTGCAGTCCATGCAGTCATGCCGCTCTTTTATTTGCTCGATCAGCGCGTCCCTCTCGGCCTTTGCCTCCGTCTGCTTTCTCTGGGCGAGGATAATCACCATGTCCTTCCATTCAAGTTCTCTTCTGAGACTTTTTATCTCGTCCGATTGCCCATCTGTCGGCGCGCGCAGAAATTCAATGGATTTTTCATATGCTTTTTTCTGCGGGCGTTTTACTTTCCCAAGACTCGCGCCTTCGCGGAGTGCCGCATTCTCGGCGGTCAGGCGCTCGATCATGGTGATAGCTTCATCCGCCAGCCGCTCCGCGCAAAGCACATACTTCCTTTGTGGGCAAAGCCCGCAACCCTTGTCCTCATGCGTCGCGCAGATACGCAGCGCCCGTATAATTTCCTTTTCTGTCATGTCGTCTCCTTCCAAAATTCGTTGAACTTTTTCCCGGTGATAATCGGGCGGCACCATTCGCGCTGGAACCTCCGCCACTCAGAATCGTACTTTCCATCCTCTCCGCGAAACAGCATGGCATACGGCACGAATCCAGCACGCATGGTCTGCGCCAGGCGCTTTTCAGCGTCCTCAAAGCTGTCTCCGTCGTAGCCGCACAGCACATAGCAGCGCATGGTCTGGCTTACCGGGCGAAATCCTGCTGCCCGCAGCTTCTTGCCCATCTCGATCAGCGGTTCCAGATCGTCACGAGTGTCATACGCCGTGTATAGCCTTGCCGGTTTTATCTCATGTAGAAGTTCCGCTTGCCATTGCTGCAATAGCGCCGGTTCTAAGCCTCCCGTAAAAATTGCCCTGTGTTTCTGCCTCTTAAGCATGTCACAAACTGCCCGGAAATGCGTTTCTGACGTTCCGAGAATGTTGTCGTCAAGGATGTTCCAGCCGTCCACAATCGGAAGCTCCCGAATTACGCCATGCGCGCAGCGCGGTACGGAGCAAAACCAGCAGTCCTTTGTGCATCCCCGCGAGGTAAAAATCAAACCGTCACGCAGGTAAAGCCCCGGTGTGAAGTCTCCCATGCGATCATCGAATGCCGGACCGCCGACTTCTACCGGTACGCCGAGAATCTGCCATGTGTCGTATAGTTCCTCTGCACGTTCCAAATCCCACGTGAACGTCACGGAAATATGTACCTTTGTCACTCCCGCCTTGATGCAGTCCGCGATGTTCTCAATCGTCGGCTCCCGGAAGAACGCCAGCGCGTCCGTCGGGGAAGCGTTCGTTTTTCTGGGGAAGACGCGGGCAATCATCGTGTCCCTCCAATCGCAAGCTGTTTGTTCCGGTAGCACTGGAAAAGCGTCTGCCCGGAATCGTTTACCATGTACGGCAGGAAGACTTCGTCCATTTGTACCATCTCAGATTCCAGAATCGCCATTTGTGCTGCCACCCAATCTTTGAGGATTCTCCAAGCGACACGTTCGGCCTGATCGCGGCCGCATTTGACTTTCTGCTTCATCATGCTTTCTCCCCCATCATCCGCTGAATCGCCGCTTTCTGTAAGTCGCTCAGATCGCCGTCGTGATGCTGCACGTTGTATCCCGGCTTCTTCCCCGGCTGTGACGGCGTGCCCTTCTCACGTTCTTTCGATTCCCATGTCAAAAACTTCTGTTTCCAGTTCCGTACGAGGTCACCCTTACCGTCGACCCAATTTCCGGCAGAATAATAGTCGAAAAATTTCTGTGCCAGATTCGGGACTCCACGCTCCTTCGCGTATGCGGAAACATCTTCCAACGTAGGTGGTATAAATTTCTTACGTTTCTTCTCAGAAATAGAACTACTCTCTTTTCTATTTCCATTTCCATTTCCTAAAGGTAATACCGTGGTATTACCGCAAGCACTACCATCATCCATACCAGAGTTATCATTTTCTTTGTTCCAACGCTTGCTGATGTTCTCCCTTTGACGCTGGCAATGCTTGTCCCGTTTTTCGATTTCAAGCTCCATCCGGCGATTGAAGTACTTGCCGTCATCATCCTTCTGAAACTTGCTCATAACCTCGTCTGACGGCTTTTTGACAGCCCGTATGATTTCCTGCATCGTCATATGCCCGCGCTCTCTTTGGAGGCACAGGAGCGTGATATACTGCCCACGCTCCCGCATATCCATCAAGGCACAGCCGGATAGGAAATCCGACGTGTAAAACAAGACGGCAGGGTCTTTGTTGTTTGCCATACCGCCACCGCCTTAGAACGGCAGTTCTTCGCCGTCATCTTCCATCATCGTAAACCCGCCGTCATCTTTCATCATCGTAAACCTGCCGGGGTTTTCCAGGTTCTGCGGCTCCGAAGATTTCTTTCCTTCGCCGAAGTAAACACGGTTCGCTACGATCTCAGCAGACCGGCGCTTGTTTCCGTTCTTGTCCTTCCAGTCGCGCAGCTGCAATCTGCCGTCCACGACGGCCATACTGCCCTTGAAAAAGTAACCGCTTACAAATTCAGCTGTTCCCGCCCACGCGACGCAATCGATAAAATCCGTCTCTTTCTCTCCGCCCTTCGGCGTGAGGTCGCGGTCAACCGCCAGCGTGAAGGATGCAGCGGACGTTCCGCCCTGCGTCTTTCTCAGTTCCGGGTCACGGGTCAACCGCCCCATAATGGTAATGTGGTTCAGCATTCCTACATTCCTTTCTTATAAACCAGTTTCGTTTCCTCCCAATCGGGATATTTCATCTTGAGATACCACCTGATATACGCCTGCATATGTTTTCTCTTTTCCGTCTGGTCAAAGTCTTCGTGGCACTTATTGCATAACGTCACAATGTTCTGCTCGATTCCAAGCCCGCCCTGCGAGCGTGGGATGAAATGACACCACGGATTGCCGGGGCGGAGGCAGACGATGCAGCGTCCGCCGTCGCGCTCCCAGACGGCCTTTTTGACCTTCTCAGGTATCTTTGTCGCCTTCGTTTCCTTTCTCATCCTGCCTCCATTCCAGCGCCATACGCTCGAGTTCTTCCGGCGGGAGCGTCTCAATGCCCTGCTGTTTGCAATCCTCAACGACCAGATCAATGAGCCGCGCCATCTGCTTTGTGTCGTAGGTGCTTGAGCCGTAGTAGCAAATGACGTTCGTGCAGCCCGGAATTTTTGACGCCATAATCTCCGTACCCCATCCGAGACCGCGCGATTCCCAGCCTTCCCGAAACCGCTTGACCGCTGCGTCCGGAATGCAGATCGTATCGGAGTTATCGCCAACGTCCGGGATATAGTGCCGGTAGATTTCTTCCGGCGGCGCGCCCACCTTGACCGAAAGCTTATTGCAAAGCACCCAAAGATACCGGTTTGCATCCAGACTCCGCTTCTTGCGAAATTCCTTGATCGTGACCGTGTACTTCTTCTGCGGGTCGAGTTCCCCGGCTACCATCTGGGCTTGTCCTGGAAGCTCCGGTCGGAGTTTCAACCAGCTCCCCGAAGCGTCCATGCTCCACGAAGCTTCAACTATGTTCAGCTCCCTCAACCGGAATGACCCCCTTTCTGAGACACTTCGCAAGATACCGAAGCCGTGGCAGATACTCCCCTTCTATCCATTCCCGATCATACGGTATCGGATGATAGGACAGCCTATCGTCCGCAATCTCCCGAAACCAGTTTCTGTAGTCTTCCGGTTCCAGATGGTACGCAACGATACGCAAATTCTTTTTCGCCGCGAACATTTCGACCTGCGCCTGCATCCAGTACGCGCGGGACACCTTGAAGGATTCTCCCTTGTGCGTCTTTACCTCTGATATTTCCTGCGCGTCCTCTCCATCCAGATTCACCCGAAGCCGGAGCCGTCGAATCCTGATCTGCCTGTCCATCTTCCGGATACCGATATGCTCCAGAATCCTGTGTTCGTAAGCACTTCCGGTATCCATTTCCAGTGTCGAAAAGTGGTCGCGGTTCACGCCGAGCTTTTGCAGCCAAAAGCTGCGGAACGTCTTTGTGCCCCATCTGCCCATGATCGCCGCCGTATCCGAAGCGCCGAACCATCCGCTTCTGTCGTGGTCGTGTATCATAAGCGTTTCAGCGTATTTTCCAGATACTGAATGTTACCGAACGACGCCATCAGCTGATCGAATTTCTTCTGATTCAGCCCAAGCGCCGAGAGGATATAGCTCATATCCGCCCCGTTTTGCAGCTTCAAAGTAATCAGCTGCTCGATTCTTTGCTTGATCGCCATAATGCTGTGCTGGGAAAGGTCATCGTCTGCGCGTTCCGTGTCCTTGTCGTTCAGCCAAAGCTTAAACCCAAGCCCCGTGTGAATGGCCACGCCCTTCACAAAAGCTCTCGCGTGAGCGTTGGAAATCCGAAGCTGATTCAATGTGTCATCGTAGACGACTAAGGAACCGTTCATCAGCGGCATATCCATTCGGAACGTCTTATCGTCGATGTGGATTTCAACGGAGACAAAATAGCACCCCGTCGTTCTGCCATTCTTGTCATGGACTTCCTTTGACTGGAATAAGTACCCGCCAGTCTCATTTTTCAGCGGCACAAAATAGACCTCATTGGCCCCGTTTTCGTGCAGCAGCATTTTGCATTTCGCCCACGGAAGATACGGAACCTCAATCGGCTTCCCGTTGTCATCCTTCGCCTTCCGCTTGTCGCAGAACGGCAAAACGTCGATCTGTACAAGCTCGTTAAATCCTTTCAGCATATTACCCTCCTTCTCAGCCGGGGCAGAACGTCTTCTTCTGATACCCCAGCTGCTCTAATATCCACTTTGTTCCCATCGTCTCTACCAGATCGCAAATGACATGATTGCCCGGGTCAAAGTTCTCAGAATCGCACACGAAGATATCTCCTTCGTTTCCGGCGAAGTATTCTTCGCCTTCGTAAATCTCAGCGCCGAACCGGTCAAACATACATTGCGCTTGCTGCTTATCCTTCATCATCCACCAACCTGTATCTGGCATAGCTCGTGTCCTCACCATACCGGTTCTTGCTCGTTTCCGTTTCCTTCTTGATCTCGTAGCCCTCACGCTTGAGGTCAAAGATTCTCGCTCCCAGACGCATACAACTGATGTCCCGAATCGCTTCGAGCTGCGTAATGCTGCCGAAGTCGCGCATATATTGCAGGATTCTCTCCGTCTGCTTCATGTTCACCTCCACGCTTCTGTAAACACCGTCCAGAACACGATATCGCGGTACGTGACCTTCTGCTCCTGCGGCGCTTCTGGCGGATTCGCGCATGTGTAGCGAAACCACTCCCGCCATCTGTTGCACATGCAATTCTCCCCGCGCCCCTTCGTGCAGCTCTCACAAGGATGCTCCATATCATGCCCCCGTAAGCACCGCGCCGACGAAGAAGCACGCCGCCGCGCCTCCAAGCGTGACCGCAGCCCGGAACAGGCCAAAGCCCAGCATAACCGCCGTACCGCCCAGCAGCATACACGCCACAGAGAAGCAGACCGTTTCCGCGATCTTCATCAGGCTCTTTTGCCGCTTGCGAAGCCGGACGATCTCATCCCACCTTTCGCCGAGCTCGCGCTCCCGCGCCGCCCGGTGGTTTAACTCCGTGATAATCTCAACGTCACTCATTTTCTCATCCTCCTTAAATAATCTTCCTTGCCGAGTGGGGCTTTTCTGTTTGCTGCATAGCCTTTGCGTCTCTGAGCCCTTCGCAGCCCTTCCGCCGCTACGCATTGCCGAGCTTTACATTGCCTTTGCCGTGCCGATCAGTGCACATCTCTGCCCTTGCCTGTCGAAGCAAAGCGTGCGTTACTACGCCGTTGCCAATCCTTGCTTTACTTCGCCTTTGCCGCGCAGTCTTTGCCTTTCCATTGCTTTGCGGCACTTTGCCTCCGCTGCGCTTCTCGTAGCTATTCCCTAGCATAGCCCTGCCTCGCTTTTCCGTCGCAAACATAGCATCCCATGCCGCCGCGAAGCCAGACTATTCTTTGCCTTTGCGAGGCACATCAAATCTCTACAGTGCCGTTGCCACGAATTGCATACCAAAGCCTTTGCGTACCCAGCATTGCCCTACCAAGCCTTTGCTTCGCTACGCAGCTCCAAGTCATGCCCTCGCTACTCGCAGCAGTCGAAGCCTTTGCCGAACTTTACGCTGCAACACAACGCCATTGCTACGCTTTGCAACACCACGCCGTTGCCGTTCAATGCCTGTCTTCGCCGTTCGGAGCCATGCCTCTCCCTCGCGACACTATGCGGTTCATCGCATATCCGTTGCTTTTCGATGCTTTTCGCCGCGCATCGGTGCCTTTCCTTTGCTCTCATAGCTTATCGATGCCTTCGCTGTGCCCTTGCTTTGCTGTGCCGATCACGGCCGTTCCCGGCCCCGCCATCGCATTTACTCGAGCACTTCGTAGGAGAACCGTCCCTTTCCGGAGTTTCGCCACTGGCCGATGCCTCTGAGCCGTCCGTAATCCAGCCATTCCAGGACGATATCCTTGTGTGCCTTTTCGTCTAACATGTTGATCTCAAACTCGATCGTGCTGCCCGCCGGAATCTCCTCCGAGTTCGCAAGGCTCACACGCTCACCCTGCGGGGTCTGTGCTCTCAAAGGACGCTGGCATTCGCCAATCTCACCGTTTGTCTGAATCGGGATGTGCCGCGGCTCGACGAAAATCAGACCGTCGATGATCTTCTTGTAAGCTCTCAAGGTCGAGCTCTTCTTGCTCTTGACTCTTGCCAACATACCACAAGAGTCTTTGAAGAACCCCTTGATCTGGTAATCGTAAAGAACCGGGCACCCGTTCGCGCGGGGGAATACCGTCATGCCCTTGTCAGCTACCACGTCCGCGCCCAAAGCCGCGATCTCGTCTTCAATGGTAGAAGCGTCCGGCGCTTTCGACGCGATGAAATCCCGCGCTACATTCTCATTGCTCGGCCATGTGCCAAGCACAGGCTCCAAAAATGTTAATCTGACTTTCATTCGTTTCAATCCTCCTAAATTTTACGGCTGGTGCCGTTTCCTCCGTTCCTTCCTCTGCGCTTCCCACTGATCAAGCACAGAGATGATGACCGGTCTGAGCTTCCGGGCGCTCGCCCGTCCGTTTAGTACATTGCTGATGTGGCTCTGCGTCACGTTGCAGCAGTCTGCAAGATCGGCCTGCGTCATGTTCAGGTCGTGCAGTCTTGCCTTCACGTAAGCGCCAAAGCTTCTTTTGCTCAATCTCTCGCCTCCCTTACCACGGGTAGCAGATCATTTCCCGTACATCCGCAATCGGAACGCCCAGACAGCGCATGAGCCGGAGCGCCTGCGGGAAATACTTCGTCGGGCTCTTGTAAAGCTCATAAAGCGTCGTGCTTCCAATGCCCGCGTACTTGCAGGCTTTCTCAACGCTCACGCCTTGTGCCTCAATCTCTCCCCGGATTTTCGCTTCCAGCATGTAGTCCAGCGTCCGCTTTACCGCCGCCTTCGGCATGTTCTTCACCTCCTGTAAAAAGCTCGGGAATCGTCACCCCGTACAGTCTTGCCAGATTTTCGTGATGTTTCCGTGCAATGCGTGTTCTCCCGGTCTCCCACAGGTGTACCGCAGACTGGTTCACGTTCAGTTCCTTTGCAACTTCCGCCTGCGTAAGCCCTGCTTTTAGCCGGAGTTCTTTCAGCCTCAATCTCTCGCCTCCTCTGAGCCTCATAAATATGAGTAATAATGATTGACAACCCTTCAGGAGCGGTGTTACAATGAAATTGTTCAGAAAACATTGTTTTTTGCCGCTCTCCGAGGGGCTGCTTTGCTGTACCTTTCGGGTACGCTCATATAATAACTCATAAATAAACCATTTGCAATAATAAAATGGTTTATTCAAACTATTTGTTTACATGCACAATTTTGAGGTTCCAATTATGGACATTATGCTAGAACGTATTCTCTCGCTTATTCCGAAGAAGGAAAATGGCGATTTCAAACATGGTTCGCTGGCGGCATTTGCCCGTCCGCTTGGATTCAAGGATGGACACATAATTTCAGACTGGATAGCTGGCAACTCAACGTCATATAGTAACTATCTTTATGAGATTTCTGCAAAGTATGGTGTCTCTGTTGCTTGGCTCAAGGGCGAGACAGACGAAAAAAATCCCCCCGTCCCGGAGGACGAGAGGAAGTTAAACGAGGATCTTATTTCGCGTCTGGTTTCTTTGACACCCGAAGAGATGCAGAAGGTTGACGCTTTTGTGCAAGGGCTCTTAGCAAATCGTTGAGTTGTCGCTTTTCATCGTAAGATAGACGCTCTATGTATTTGGCTGCTTCTTCGCGTGTCATCGGCGTGCTCCTTTCCTTGCGGCGTATTGATATTTTAGAACGCATGTTCGTAAAATACAATATGCAAGATTCCACAAATTTCATATTCAATTTTCTACACGGAAATTTTGAATAAGTACAAAATATTGGACAGGGAGTGTGGTATAGCGTGTTTTGGAAGGTGATTCTTCATATATTGGTTGGCTATGGTGCGTTTATGGCCGGTACATTTGGTTTCGCGCAGATTGTAGGCTCTTTGCAAAATATAAAATCACGTGGGATGAAACTTACGATTTTTACAATCGCCTTACATACCTGCCTTTTAGGTGTTCTCACATTCCTTGTTCTCAGGTTCATCCCACAATACAAGACTTTCTTTTTGGTAGGCTACATCATATCTTTGATTGTAATTCTCCGCGCAGGAAAGATATCTTGAATCGGAGGGCTTCATATGTTTTTTGTCTTTTGGGACGCTGTTCCGCATAAACCGAAATAGCTTTTTTGACGGTGCGCCCGTAATGTTGCCCCGCCGCCGAGCCACCGAGCGGCGGGGACTTTGTTTGCCAAGCAGTAGTGGGAGCTGCCTGTAGTTCCAGAATATACCGTTCTATATGGGCATGTCGAGACACAATGTCCACTTATCGCGCACATCAGCATAGGTTTTGTCCATTAAAACATATGGGGGAATGTGTTTTGGTTAAAAAGTTGTGGGAAATCTGCCGTGACGCGAAAGATGCCGCACACGTTACGAACCAGCATATTGCAGACGAAACAGGCTTGGCTTTGAATACGGTTTCGCAGTATCTTCGCGGAGATACCAAGCACCCGTCTGTCTACACTGTCGGGCCGATTTGCCGTGCGTGCAGCGTCGATCTGAACGCCTATTTTAATATTAAAATACCGAGCGAAAAGAACCCGGAAGATTGCAGCGCTTGCCCGGAACTGGCGCACGCAGAGCAGATGCAGCGGATCTATGAACGCGGGCTTCACACGCGTTCCATGATTATTATGGGGCTGTGCGTCATTATGGCGCTGGCTCTGGTTGCGCTGATCATCGATCTTTGCAACCCAAACATCGGCTGGGTTCGCGCATAAAGAGAATTGAGGTTCATCATGAAAGTACCAGAGCCAAAGAAATTACCAAGTGGTACATGGTTTATCCAGATGCGTTTGAACGGTGTCAGTGTCCCTGTCTCTGCTCCCAGCAAGAAGGAATGTATCCAGCAAGCGCAGCTCATTAAAGCTGAGCATATCGCTGGGAAACGCCGCATAACAAAAAAAACAGAGCAGACAATTTCCGAGCTGATGCAGGCGTACATAGACAGCATCCGCGCAACCGCGTCCCCCGCAACCGTGCGGGGCTATGCCAGTATCAAGAAAACGCGTTTTCTCTCCATCTCTGATTCCACACACGATAGCATTAAAGACTGGCAGAAAGTGATTGACACCGAAGCGAACCTTGTTTCTGCAAAAACGCTGAAAAACGCGTGGGGATTTCTTGCATCAGCGCTTCGTTACGCAAATCTCCCCGTTCCGGAAATCCGTCTTCCGCAAGTCATTCGCGCTGAAAAGCAATGGCTGGAGCCGGACGATATTCTGAAATTTGTGAAGATTCTCAAAGGAGACCGTTTCGAAATTCCGGCTCTTCTTGCGCTTCATGGTTTGCGCCGCTCCGAAGTTCTAGCTATGACCTACGAAATGGTTGACATAAAAGAAAAGACAATTACAGTGCATGGTTCTTCCGTCCTCGATGAAGATGGCAAGCTCATTAAAAAGGGTGAAAATAAAAACACGTCTTCCCGCCGTGTCGTCCCGATCATGATTCCGGAACTGATTGACGCAATCAATTCCGTCCCGGCGGAAAAGCGAACCGGACTGATTTATACTGCAAACCCAACAACCCTGTACTGGCGTGTCAATCAGATCTGTGAGAATAACGACTTGCCGAAGGTTGGTGTGCATGGTCTCCGTCATAGTTTCGCTTCCCTTGCCTACCATGTTGGCATGAGTGAGCAGGACACAATGGAGCTTGGCGGCTGGTCTGACTACAACACCATGCGTAAAATCTATACGCATCTCGCCCAATGTGACCGCCTGAAAGCCAGGAATAAAATGGCTGCGTTTTTTGAAAACACGCGCCCGGAAGAAGAAAATGCTAATGAAAATGCTAATAAATAAATAATATCATTGATATTACGGTTCATTTGCCATATTGTTTACGTGTTCGATTCCCGTACGGGTCACCAAAAAGCAAAAACCTGCAATCAATTGAGATTGCAGGTTTTTCTTGCATTTTCAATACTTTCAGCCGTTTTAGCAATTCCGCGTTTACGGAAACTATCCCGCATTTTCGGAAAGAAAACCGCATTCCCGGAACGCAAAATGCTAATGAAAAATGCTAATGAAAAATGCTAATGAATTTCTGGCTTTGCAACACAGTGATAATACGCCGAAATCTTCTCCTCCGGCTCCCCCGCGTCCTCATCAAAAAGGAACGCCTGCGCCATATCCGCGTAAAATTCCGGCTTGTCCACCCCGTGCTTTCTCGCTACCATGCAGTAGTCCGACCGCATCATGTTCACCGCCGCGAACCAGATGCAGGCCGGAAGATACACGCCCATGCTCTTTGCCATTGCGCTTGTCTCGTCCATCGTCCATTGCGCCCCGGTCGTGCCGTCGCTGTTTTCCATGTGCTCCACCCAGTAAAGCGCATCTTCTTTCGTGAACGTCTCGCCGCACTCGAGCTTCTCCAGCGCCCGAATGGTCTTCGCGTAGAGTCTGACCTCTTCCACATTCCCGAGCGTCGCAGGCCGCTCCATCAGCTCATGCAGCCGCTCCCGAAGCTTTTCTATGTATTCTCTCATACTGCCTCCTTGATATATCTGTAAAGTTTGTCAACATCGTTCTGGTCAAATGTCAGCTCCCCGATAAACGGAATCGAAACCGGAAGCCGCTGCTCAAACTTCGGTCTCGCCGCATTGTAAAGCCGGTCGATGTTGATGTTCCCTGTCTCGTCCATAACGCCCATCATCTGCACAACCGGGTTTTCCCGCAGCGCAAGGATTCGTTCTTTCCCGCCGTCCATCATAAGCGCCATCGCGATACCGGCTCCGATCCCCTTCCCGGTCGGAAGATGTGGAAGAATCTCCGTGTCAACGAAACGCACGATGCCGCGCATTGCCTGATCAATTGTTACCATATGCCCCTCCTGAGACGTTGGGGCGGCGTTTGCCGCCCCTTTGTACGTTAGGTCGTCGTGCTGGTTGTCGGTGCCGTCCAGCTGTTATACCGCTGCATAGGCTCCGGACAGACGTTGCCGATGGGAATGACGGTCTTCGTCATGGCCGAGAGCGCCGCGATCTCATTCTGCATGCAGCTGATATTCGCCGTGGTCTGCGCATTGATCACGCGCTGCTGACAGAGCTGCTCTTCGATCGAGCGCATTCTGCCGTCCGTGTACTGGTACAGCTCGAGCATTTTCTTGTCGGTGTAAGCGTTCGCGTCGCGCAGCTTCACTTCCGTCTCCAGCTCTGCGATTCGTGCGGACTGACCAGCCTCATACCGGCTGACATACCGGTTGTCACTGTTACCCGCAGCCATAGCCGCAGCCGCAGCAGGATTCGCGCCGAATCCGCCGAGGATGCCGCCGAGACCGCCGTTCAGCACGCCAAGACCGGTGCCGATCGCGCCCAGCGTCACGCCGAGGTTGCCTTTTCCGTTGCTTGCGTATTCCATAAAAATACCCCCAAAAAGATAGTGAACCGGCCAGTTCCTACCATCATTCTGTGGGAAAACGCCATAACAAAAAACCAAGCCAAAGGCTAGAAAAGGCATAGAAAAAGGCAGGCGCTTACGCGTCTGCCTTCAATAAAACTTCCGTGCATCGTTTGATAATGCCCTTCATACCATTCACAGAAAACCCGAACCGTTCGGCCAACCGCTCTGCCGTTTCCCCGTCGCAGATATTCCTTCGCATGATCTCCCGATACAGTGCGTTGTGAATCCATTCAGAAATCAGGTGCTCCCACTCACTGCGCGGCTTTAATGGCAATCCGCGCTGCATATTTCCCCTACTTTCTGTTCAGAACCGCAATGCTTCCCTGATTCGACACTTCCAAATCGAGCGCCGCCGCAAGGTCTCTGACCTTGATATAGTTCGTGCCGTCCTTGAGAATCCGGTCGACTTCGATCTCCTTACCGTCTACAATGATCTTCGATTTTTCTACCACTTCCAGCTCTCCTTCCGACTTTTCGCCGTTTCCAAGTGCCATTGCCGTATGTCTCGATTCGTTGACGAGCACGTCGCCCTCCAAGAGATAGTCCGGGCAGTCCAGATACCTACGATCTGTAAGCAGCTCAAATTCCCCTGTCTTGCCCCACTGCTGCCGCATCTGGAACGTTGCCGGGGCATTGCCTGCCGTGTATGCAGACTCCATGTCCACGCCCGCCGCTTCTGCGCAAACCGCCATAAACGCCGAGCAGTCCGTCTCACAGTCGTCTGTGACCGCCGCAAGATTCCACTTGGCGAGTTTTGCGTAATACCGCAGCGTATTCCTCTGCCACTGGTCATACCCGATGTGCCGATTTCCCACGCCCGCGCGGCACGCCGCCGCCATCTTTTTTGCTGTGGTTCTCCACTTTGGCCGCAGGACCAGTGTCCAGCCGTTGGCATACCAGTCTCGGATATTCAGCTCCCAGCCGGATTGATTTCCGGCGTTGCCGCCGGAAATCTTACCCCGCTCATCAATGCTCGCCTGTCCGATGAGCATCACTCGTTTTCCACCTCCGGAAGACCCGCAACCGAGGTCAGAAGCGACAGGATACCCGCCAGCGCCGAAGCCGACGCAACCGCGATCCAGTTCACTTCGTTCAAAAGCGCCGACGTGCCGATCGTCGCAATCGCCGTCTGACATACCGTTTTCACCGCGCGGATACCCGCAGCCTTCCACCAATTCTTGTTCATCATACCGTGCTCCTTTCTCATGCTTTCAGACCGAGTCTGAACAGCGCATATCCAATAATTCCGCCAACTACCGCCGTGACAATGGTTTTCACCGCCCCCTCCCACATTGCCCCCGGCTTTCCCGTAAGACGCTGAACGGTTTTGTCGATCTTGTTGATCTTTTCGTTCATCGTCTTAAACTGTTCTGCCATGACCTTCACCGACGAAGTCAGTTCCTGTAAGACCTTGTAGTCTGCTTCCAGATCATTGATCCGGCGCGTGTTGTCCCGCGTCAGTGCCTCCGTTTCCGTCAGTCTGTGTTCCATTTCTACTTCATTCATAGGCGCTCCCTTCTTTTTACCCGGCCATTCGGACGGGGATTTTTGTCCCGTTCTTCTCCGCGATGATCTCCCCGCGAACCAGCTTCCACGTCCACCCGTCCGGCGCGTCCCACGTCTTCATGACGCCGTTCTGCATCATCTTATACGCAAGCTGCCCCGCCTTCGAGCCGACCGTGTAGCCGTCTCCCGGCTCGTCGTCAAAGCCATTCCGCCCGAGTACTGCCCGCACCCGAAGCTGCCGCCCGTCCTTTGTCTGCGCAATCACATCTCCGTCCGCTCCAAGCGTCCACACAGAGCCGTCCTTTGCCTCATACCGGTCTTTCCGCTTGAGAAGCAGACTCAGATACTCCCGGTATCCATCGTCCGTCCGGATGTCGTAGGTTTCACCCGGAAACTCCGGCTCGGCTGACGGCTTTCCGTTATAATTGAACGCCCACTGAATCCTTGTCTTTGTTCTCTCTCCGTAATCCTGGACACTGACGGCGATTGCATATTTCTGCTCCGGCGTCATGTTTGTCTGGTTGAGATAATCGCAGAACCATGCCCATTTGCTCTTGAACCCCATCGCTTTTCGTTCGTCTTCGTTCGGAGCCTGCTTGAACTGCGCCCACGCGTCAATGTAGTCGGCCATTGCCGCGCCCGTGTCCATGACGCTGCGTGTCCATCCGGTCTGTGCCCTCGCCGAAAGCTCGCTCTTCGCCGCCGCAACGCTGATATTTCCTTCCCGAAGCTCCGAAGAAAGATACCGGAGGTTCTTCACCGTATCCGCGTAGAACCCGGCGCGTACCGCGTCCTTCTGGTCTTCTGTCCAGTCCCGGCGTTCGAGCCAGGAATCAAACTGTTCTTCTGCGCTGCGCACGACGTTTCCGTCCATGTCGTAGACCGTCTCGATGTTCTTGAGCGCCGCCTTTGCTTCCTGATACATGGCTTCCGTGGCTCCTGCCGCCATGCCGAACCGCTCGTAGGCCTTCTGCGCCTGACTCTTTTCCTCTGCATCGCTGCTCCATCCGCTGAAAGTTCCGCCGCCAGTCCCGCTGGAAGCGTAGCTGTCGGAACCGGAAGCGGCACTTTCGGTTGAAGTGACCGCCGTACCGCCAGAGCTGGAACCTGCCGTCGAAGACGCCCCGGAACCGTCGGTCTGCGTAGTCGGCGCGACATACGATGCCCCAAGCTTGTTCGCGATTTTCTTTTTCGTACTTTCCGCCATAGAACGGTCCGTGCTGATCGCGATCGCGTACTTCTGTTCTTTGGTCAGTTCCGTGTTCTTGTTCAGCTCATTGCAGAACCATTCCCACTTGCTGTCAAAGCCCATCTTGTCGCGTTCTTCCGCTGTCGGCGCGTTCTCAAACGTCGCCATGCTGGAAATGTAATCGCGCATCTGAACGCCGGTGCTGCTGACATTGTGCGTCCATCCGTACTGGTATGTGGGGGATAGTGCTTGCTTCGCCTCTCCGACGGTAATGTTTCCGATGTCAAGGTCTTCCACAAGCTTGTTGTAGGTATCTACCGTATCCCCGTAGAAGCCCATGCGAAGCGCCCGCTTCTGTTCATCCGTCAGATTCTTCGACTCCAGCCAATCGTCATACTGCTCTTGTACGCTGCTGGTCACAATGCCGTCAATGTCTTTGACTTCGTGCATTCTCGCGTGCGCGCTGGACGCTTCAAGCATCATCTGCGGCGTAACGCCTGCGGCCTTTCCGAACTTCTGATACGCATCGACTTCCCGGGCAGACAGAACCGCAATTGCCGTCCGGTCGTTCAGCTCATTGTCGTTGTATGCCTGCAAAAGCTCGTCCCGGTTCGTTCCGTCTTTGTTCGCATCCTTGTACTTGGCCTTGACTGCCTCGTCGAGGAAATACTCTGCAAGTGTCTTTTGGTTTTTCCCTGCAAGCTTCTTCTGCTCTTCGGAGAGTTCATAGCCGAATTTCGCCTTTTCCGCATCTTGGAAGTATGCCGCAGCCTTTTCCCGCGCGGATTCTTTCAGATCGTCGGATACCCCGGCATACGCAAGCGAGTCATAGAGTTTCTGCACATTCCCGAGCTTGTTCTTTGCTTCGTCGCTGATGTACTTTTCACTCTCAACGGCTCGCCCAAGAATCGCGTTCACGATCTCCTCGTCGGATTTCCCCTTTAGGCCGTTGACCCATTTCTCATCGCTTTCATAGCCAACGCCCGCCGCTTCTTTTCCAAGCGTGTTCGCGTACTCCTGCGAAAGGCTCATTGCCTTTGACTTTACATTATCCGGAAGCCCCTTGTAGATATCGCTATCCAACATATTCTTCCGGAGATTATAGTCCGTCTGGCCTCTCGTTTCTGTGTAATTTGCGTATTGTTCAGAGGTCAGTTTGACATTCTCCCCATCTACGGCAATGCTCTTCGGCGGCTTCGTATAGAAGTTGGAGTATTCCGCGTTCACATCATGCAGCCGCGCGATTTCCTCTTCCACTGCATCTGTCTTCTGCTTAGAGGGATATACCGGCGTGACCGCCTTGAACGCTGCTTCTCCAAAGCCGTTCGCCCCGTTTCCTTCGACCGGAACGCCCCAGTTTCCGTAGGTGACGGCCATATCCTCCCGAAGCCCCGGGATCTTCTTCTGTACACCCTGTACGGCAGACTGCACCGGACTCCAAGCACCGTCCGGTTCCAGATACGTACTTCTCTGGTTCTTGTCAAGACTGGCCGCCACGCGCCCGACTACCGTCGGCACGTACTGCCCGACATAGTTTCCGATAATCTGTACGCCCATCTTGGTCAGTAGCTCGCCGGTTCCCGCGTCGTCGGAATTCTGGATCGTCGTCAGAATGCTGTCCATGCCGCTGAGCATGGACTGTTCAAACACCGGGTCTGTGATTTTAGACAGCGCATCGAGAAAATCTTCAAACGAGATCGGTTCGTCACCGTTTCGCGCGTTCTGTGCCGCCTCCCAGATTTGCGCGCCCGTCAATAGCCCTGTCCCGGCCAGCGTCAGGCTGTCAATGGGGATATACGTATCTCCGACCAGAATGGAGAAATCTTTCGCGCCAAAGGCGTTCTTCTGCTGCTCTTTTTCTTTGTCGTCGCCGACGCCCGTCGCCCGAAGGATTCCCTGCTTGGCAAGCATCGCGCCGACACCGAGAAGCGCCGTTCCCGTCGTGGCCGCCGCAAAATCATCAATTGCTTTGGCCGCCGTGATATCCGGATTCCCTTTCTGCATCTGAATGAGATCCCATGCCCCTTTCAGATACCCGAGCGGCGAATATTCCACCGTCCGAACCATAACGTTTGCCGGGACTTTCTTAAATGGATAGATCGTACTGGACAAGAACCGTCCGAGTTTGCTTCCCTTTCCAAGAGATGTCGCCCACTTGGATACGGCGTTCAGGTCATTATACGTGCCCTTCTTCGCTTCGGTCATTGCGTAGGTTCTAGCCGCGTCTGTGATTTCCGTAAGCCCATTGGCTTTCATATAACCGGCCAGCGCCACAGAATACATAGGCTTCGAGAACCACATATCTTCCACTTCCAGCGCCTTGCTGTTCAGGTTGTTCGCCTTTTCCGCGATATTCAAAGCCTTGTCAATGCCTCTTGTCAAAGCATTCTGTGGGTCATTGATCTTCCAGTACCGGCGCTTGTCATTGATGTCACCCGCCGTGTTGGAGTACTTCCCCGTGCTGTCTTCATAAAGATCGACTGCGTTGTCGTAGTCCGCCCAGCCCAGATTCAAAAGATTCTGGTCTGCCTTATTCAGCGGATTTAAGAATGCTTTTGTTCGGCCTTCTTTGTTTCCGATGAAAACAGTTTCCATGAGTGCGGCAAGGTTATCCTTGCCGATCTTTGCAACTGCGCCGGAGACGTTACCCATGATGTTCTTTGCATGTGTCGAAGGGTTCGCCAGCATCGAGAAATACCGCCACTGCTGCGCCGCTTCGCCGAGAGATGTCGGAATCTGGTCTGCAACATTTTGATAAATGTTCTGCAAAGCGGCTTCCTGCGCGTCTGCCGTCGCGGCGTTCTGATACGTTTGCAAAAGCGTATCCGGTACATCAATCTCGATCTGCTTGTTCGCGGCTCTTCTCTGGTTGATCTGCGCTTCCAGATTGGAAACCATCTTCTGCACTGTGAAGATTCTGCCCTCCGGCGTCAACGACTTCATGAGTCTTGCCGCCTGCACCGTCTGACCAGCGTTTGTCTCAACCGCCGTCAGTGCAACCAGAATGTCGGACGCTGCGTTGTAGTCCCCTTCCGCGATAGCGTCTGCATACAGTGTCGTACCCTGAGAAACGAATTTTGCCCCGGCCTTTCCCGCGTTTGCGTCGCGAATGAACTCTCCGCGGATTTGCTCGATGCTCTTGCCTCTGGCATACTGCTTTTCAATCTGCTTTGCGCCGTCCTCAATCGCCTGCTTGTTGCTGTAGACCTCATGACTGAGCTTTCCATCCTGCACCAGCTGCTCAATTCTTCCGACCATCTCGTCTGTCGTGATCTGCGCCTCTGCCGCTGTCCGGGAGAACCTGCTGACTTTTGTTTCTCCGTCCATAGAAGCGGGGATATCCACCACACGCGAAGGATTCTCGCCGGGAGGAATTGCACCGTACTGGTTGCTCGCATGGCTTAACGGGTCAAAGCCCGCAGGCGCTGCGCCGGTCGATGCATCTGCGCCCACATTTTCCCTATTGACAGAATCAACCGACTGTGCTACATTCTGATTAGAAGCACCCAACATGCTATCAAGGAGCGTTTCGGACGTACCGTCACTGGCTCGGTTCACGGGCAAGGTTGACTCTTGATTGAGGGTGCTTTGAGATACAGACGGAGAAGAAGCAAGAGACGCGTTTGGCGTATTTCCGGGGCGAACAGCATTGGAAGCTTGCGTACCTCCGTCTGTTTCCATATATGCGCTCACAACCCAGAATTTCTTATATTTTGATTCTGGCACTGCCTCTACAACGTAATATGTTCCGTTTACCTTCTTGCTGTATTTCAGCATGGGAGCCGGTTTATTATCCGCTCCGCGGAATTCTGCACTTAGGTCAGCTTCCCCGCTTTTATACGTTGTTTGCTCCACGGAATCATAGTTATGAAGAACGTACCCGATTCTAGCCGGGTCATTCAAATCTGCCATAGAATGATCCACTGTACCAAACGGACCATGCTCTTTCATTACATGATTGATTCCGTTCGAGTTAATGGCATTTTTATAGCCCTCATAGTTTCCGCCAAGAATCTGCTTTGCATCACTGGCCTGCCGCTCTGAAACGTCATTGATATTGTGCCGTGAAAATTTCTGCTGCGGATTATCAAGATAGCTTTCGAACGTTTCTTTGAGGCTTTCGTCTGTACTCCCCTTATATGCCTCGATAATCTGCATCTCCTGCGGCGTATGCGTCGCAGGGTTATCATTGACCGCCGTACTTTCTACTTCTGCCACATCGGCAGAAGTATTTTTATTCTGGTTCATAGCCGCCATGACAATATTGTCCAGCTCCGTCGGCTCTCTGACTTGCGTCACATTCTCCGGCGTCTGCACGCCCTGCAAGGTGTCCAGAATCGCCTGATCAAGGGGGCTCGCCGTCGGGTCTACAAGGCGCTGTCCCCTTGTGGCGATATCCTGCGCCAGCATCTGCCCGCCGCCCAAGATACCGCCAATCGCCGCGCCCATTCCGAACTCCCGCGCCGACTGTCCGAGATTAAAGACAGCGTCCTCGTTTTTGCCCGTATCATCGTTCCACGGCGCATCCTGATTGTAGACAGCTTTGTTGACAAGCCGCTCGATCATGCCCTGCACGACTTCTTCCTTGCCCTCGTCCAGAGACGAAGAAACCCACTTTCGGATCTTATCCTTGCTGGTAAGTCCTGCCTCGCGCAGTTCTCCCGGTAGCTGCTCCACGCCTCCGCCGACTTCCACGACAGCATTTACCGTCGAAGAAAGAAGCGTCGCCAGAAGCGCCTCGTCCTCCGTTGCGCCCTTTTCGATTGCCTCGTCATAGGAATTGCCAAAGCTCTGAATAAAGCTTGTCCAGTACATGGGGTCTTTGGAGAGCTTCTGCACCGCATCTGCGACTGTCGCCGTCAATCCCGAAGCCTCCGGGGCGAGTGTCGCCGCTGTAGAGCCGCCCGCCGTTGCCATTGCAAGAACCGCGTTCGGTACTGCCGAAACCGTGCCCTGAATCAGCTGGTTCGCGATATCGCCGCCCTTGCCGTACTGATTCCATCCTGTGGCCGCTTTCTGTGCGAACTGCGCCGTTGTGTCCTTTGTGGTCTGGTTTAAATCGGATACCGGTTGAAGGAGAGAACCAAAAAACGGAGCATCGCCCTTCACAAACTTACCGGTTTCCTTATCCCAGCCGCCGTTTGCGATAGCTTCCAGCTGCATCAGGGCATTTTTGCCCGCGTTCAGTGTGCTGGTAACGCCAGAGTTGAACTGTCCTGCACCAGTTTCCAGCGAGTTATAGATCGAATCCAGAACGCCGTAGTCGCCCGTTACGTCCTTTTTCTTCTGAATCAGTTTGCTTCGCTCTTCTGTCAGCGCCTCTTTGGTTTTGCCGCTTTTCTCGCTGACCACTGGGTAGCGGCCTTCAATTTTGTTCTTGAGCGGCGCAAGTTCGCTGTCGATAGCCGCAATCTGCTTGTTAAGCTCAGATACAGTCCGGTTGTACCCCTTTTCCTGATCTCGGTTAACCGTCCTTTGTGTTCTGATGCGCTGCTGCTCATCCGCTCTCGCCTCGCTCGGGCTTTTCCCGCTGGAAATGGCTCGTTCAAGCTTCTGATTAACCGTATTGCGGAAATCCTGCGCCTGCTTCGTGTTCTGACCAACCAGATACCCGTTCTTCGTCGCCTGCTCCACAAGCGTCTGCTTCCGCTTTGACTCCGCGTCGGAGATCTTCCGGTTGGCAGAACTCTGGAACGAAAGCCCGTAGGTTCTCGAGCTGCCGATTGTTGCCCTGTCCATCAGGTCGCTGAGCGCTTTGGATTTTTCCTCTGCGCTCAGTGTTTTTTTCTTTCTGGAAGAGTCGGAGGAACCAGAAGACGAAGAACTGCTTTTCTGGCTTTCCGTCGTCTTGGGCGTCGTCAGTGAACCGCTTGTGCTGGAAGAAGGCGTCGTTTTTGGCGTGCTTGTCGAGGCGCTTGGAATCGACTTTGGCGCGCCGCCCTTGTTTCCTGTGCCGGTATTATTCTTCTTCTGCCCTTTTTTGCTCGCCTGTTCTGCCTTGCTCTTCCCGGAATTTGGGTTCCGTTCGCCGTCTTTTGTAATCATGAATACAGTCCTTTAAGTATTTCCAAGATGGATATATCGGGTGAATATCTGCCTGCCTGTTTGGCCTTGATCGCAAGTTCAAGCCTCTGTGCTGCCTCTTTGTCCGCAAGCTCCTTGTTATAGATTTCCTCGAGCCGCTTGACCACGTCGTCAGACAGCCCGTAGAGCTTCCCGTAAAGGCCATACTTGCCCGAAGCCGCCGCGATCTCCGCCGCCTTTCTCGCGTCCTCCGACGCAAGGTTCCGCTCCGAGCTCACCTGGCTGAGCATCATATTGAGAATTTCCAGCGCCCGGCTGCTGTCGTTCTTGGACGCGTCAATGATGCTTTCATCCACGCGCACAGCCTCCTGATAGAGCTTTTGCGCAAGCTCCATGTTGTTTTCCGCCTGCGCCTTCTGAATCGCATTCTGATACTGCTGCCCGAGAAGCGTCCTCTGCCGCTCGATCTCCGCCCGGTTCTGCGCCTCCGCGTTTCCGAGTGTCGTCAGGTCGCTTTGCAGCTGATTGCTCCGTGCAAGCTGCGCCTGACTGCCCGTGCCGGAGTTGAGCCCCGAAGCGTTCGCCATCTCGTTATAGTTTGCCTGCGCCCGGTCGGCGTTCGCCTGCGTCTGCCTGCGCTGCTCATAATAGTTAGAGCCGATTTTACTGGCCTCGCTGTCGAGATTGCTGACATTCTGGTTGTAGTCGCTCTCGAGCTGGGCTTTGTTCGCCGCCAGCTGCTGTTCATACATCTGCCGGATGTAATCCGACTGGTCAGCCGCCGACGCCGTCTTCTGCCCCTGCATCCCCTGTAGCTGCCGGATATAGTCCTGAATCTGCTGGTCGTAAGCCGCCCGTTTATCTGCCGCGCTGTCTACTGTAGAGCTGGAACCGGAACCGCCCGGCGTGCTCCAATCCTTCGGCTGCGCAGTAGTTCCTCTGGAAGTGCCCGTGCCGACCCCGCTGCTGCCTCCACCACCGCCGCCGGAAGTAGCGCCGCCAGCCGTGCCGGGCTTATAGGTGATATTTGCCTTTGTAGTCACGCCGTCTTTTGTCACCCAGATATTTCCGTTTTTATCCGCCGTCCACGTAGAGCCGTCTTTTACTGTCGTGGACGTTCCCTGATGATTTTTCAGCGACTCGGAAATGTCGTAACCGGCTTCGGTTCCGATGTTATATACGCCCATTTACTCCTCCACTTCCCACGCAGCGGCGTATTCTTCTATGCTGTAGGACGTGTCCATCAAACATTTTGTGAACTTCCCGCCCTGCACTGCCCATTCTCCCGCCTTGTAAATATCGTGCGCGCCCGTCGGATGGACAAACTGCCGCGCCGTTTCGCGCGATGTCCCGTGATACGGCTTGTTGAACGTGTACCAGGCATTCTTTCCCGGCGCGATATCCGGATAGACTGCATTGTCGTAGGCCTGAAAACACGTCCACGGCTCGCCGTCGACAAGAAAAATCTCTCCCACCACGTGGTTTCCGGCCTTCCATTCGTCATACAAGGCCGAGCACTGAATGATCTCGTCCGCCGTCGTCGGCTTTTCATTCTTCATCAGAAGCCGCACCGCGTTTGCTACGGACGCGTCCAGATCATATTCCACCGGCTGAACAACTGGCTGTACTTCCTGCGCATTTGTCAGCAGCCAAGACCCGCTTTTGAGTTCCTTCCGCGCATAGTCCGACGCGGCAAATGCCCGCATCTCGAACCCGTTGTTCGCGTAAGCCTTGATCTCGCCCATGACCGCCTGCGCCTCCGGAAGCGAGTTCCCGATAAAAATGACAGAATCCTCTGTAACGGCCATACCGACGCCCGGATATGTTGTTCCGTTTGCAATGATGTACATTTTTTAATTCTCCTATCCTCTTGTGATCGCACAATGCCGCCACGAGTCATTTCCGCTGGTGGATTTGTTTCCACTAAATTTCAACGTGCTTGGCTTTAGCACGGTATACCGGTAAATCCCCGCTCCGGACTGCACGAGTTCGCCATCGATTGTGACTCTGCATTTATCCTCGTACATAGGAGAGGTGGCGCCAACGCAAATTCCTATGACCGTTCCGTAGTACACCTCTAAAACGGTTTTTTTGCAATACTTTACTCCGTTTACCATCACATACGCTATGTTTTCATCAAAATCAAGCGCCGAGTTTTCTATTAAAGTGATGGTTACGGCAAGCTTCCCGGACACTCCTCTGCGCAAAAACATTCCCATTATCTTTTTCCTCTCAAAAACAAAATGCTGGGCTCACAAACGCCGATGACTTTGCCGACTGACTAAGAATTTCGCCGGTTGTACTGACATAACAGAAGTATTTACTATTCACGGTATCTGTGTCTCTCGTCCAATATTTCGCTAATGTAGACGAGTTAACACGATGCTTTATCAGTCCATTTCCGCCAGAAAAATAAGGATATTGTGTCCCGTGGGATGCTACGGTGTCTCCCGTAAGCTCCGCCTTCGAAGGTAAAAACAGCTTATCGGCAGTCTCCCCGCCCGAAACGGTATTCTTTTTGACCTCTCTGACCGCAGCCTGAACCTCTGTCGGCATTTTCGTCAGAATTTTTGGAAGATGCGTCGATCTCATGTCGCTGTCCGCCCACGTTACAGTAGTGGGCAATGTGCCGTACATTATATTTGAAAACTCATAAACCTGATGGAGCATAAACGTGAACGGCGCTTTTTGGTCGGAATCGGCGTAGGTATCATGCTCTATCCCGATAATGTCGATCAGGTAATCCTTTCTGTTAATTGTCATGGACAATTGATTGCCTACTGACCACGTGGGAGGGATAATACGGTGCTGACAGCACCAGATCACCTGCTTCCATGAGTTCTCGGAGAAATTGGGCTCCCACGAACGCTCATAGTACATGATCCATCTCGGGCTCCGTCCGCTCATACAAAAACCACCACCTTGACCGGGATATTGACCGTCGGCGCAACTCCGAGACACTGCGCGGTCAGCGAGTCCGCGCCGGTCGTGAAGTTGTGAACTAGAACGAACGCGTCCAGAATCGCCGTATCGGCGTCATGATCTGTCCCCGATAACACCACGTCCCACTGCGGGTCTACGTTGTAATCTGCCACAAGACCCGTAATTGTGATTGTCTGCGTCCGGTAGCCATTCGCGTCCACCGTCCAGCCCGTAGAAAGCAGCGTTCCGGTATACTGGAACGCGTTTTTGACGTTCTTGATCGCCGTATAGACGCCGCCGGATTTGACAAGGTTGTTGCTGCCCTCTGTCGGCGCGCTGTCAAATTCCGTCGTAATGTCCGAAAGAACATGCGTATGTACGGTATTCGCTTTCCCGGAGAGCCCTGCTGTGAACGCCTCTGTCAAGCTCTGCGCCAGGCTCTGTGACAGGTTTTGCAGCGCCGCGTAAACAACCTTATTCATGATCGCGTCCGAACTCGTCGCTGACAGTTCGTTGTTGACGTTTACTTTCGTTGCCCCCGCCGCGATCCCGTCGAGCTTGGCCTTGTCCTCCTTGCTCATCAGGCCGTTTGCCGAAGCCGTCGCCGGGTCAATGATAATCGGCCGGTTCTGTAGCTCCGTGATATCCGCCTGAGACTGCGTGATATCTGTTCTGAGCCCCGTCAGAATTGTCGTAACGTCCTGCGCAAGCTTGATATAGTTGATACTGCCGTTCGGAACAGCCGCAATTGTCGCCTGCTTGACCTGCTCCTGCACGTTCTCGATTGCCGCCTGAATGGTTTTCGCCGGAATATCCGTCGTCGCCTGAAAGCCCAAATTCGCCGCGACCAGCGCCGGGATCAGCACAGTATTGAGCCAGTTCTGAATCGTAAGCCCCGCTTCGTCGAACTTCGCCTTGAGCTCCGCCGCCGTCAGACCGCCTACGTCGTTCGGCTCGTCGTCCAGCTTCTGAATAATGTTCAGATCGTCTTGAAATTCTGTCAGTGCCATCAAATCACCCCCGTCTCATTAAGTGCCCGCTGGAGCTGCCCGTATCCGCTGCCGCCCTCTACGGGAATTTCTGTCCCCTGCCCCATCACCGGGGAATTCGACTGCTGCCCCGCCATCTGTGCCTGCATGCCTTGCAGTTTGTCAATCAGCTCTTGCTTCTTGGAAACATATCCCTCCGGAATGCGCTCCAAGTAATCTACCAATTCGATCTTGCCCTGCATCAGAAGGTTGTCGAGCGTCTGCACCGTCGTAATCTCGCTCCAATACGAAGACGCGCCCACATCCAGTTTCAGGCTCATCGGGATTTCATTCAGAATCGAGAAATCAAACGGCTTGTTGAAATTCGTGTCCTGAATGCTCATGCCAAGCGGCTGATTGTTCATCTCCTGCTTGGAGAGGAACTTCACTTGCACGTACCGCGTCCCGTAGTAGACCCGCATCATGTCGAGGTAGATCCTCCCGAGGTCTTCGATGGACTCATACATGTTGAGCTTTACAAGCTCCAACGGTGCGTTCGACGCTCTTTGCAGCGCGATAATGGCCGACGTGTTGTCCGGTCTCGTGTCGCCCAAAGCCGCGTCGGAAGCGCCCATGAAGTTCTGCGTGTAGTTGACGGCCAGATCAATAAACTGCGAGATCTGCGGGCTGATCTGCGCCGGGTCAATGATCTTCGCGATGGAGTTCATGTCCCCGCCGTTCACGCCAATGGCTGCGCCGACCCTCGAATCCCATTTAGGAATTCTTGTCTTGTCGTAGACGATCTTCGGATAGGCCGTCGTCATCAGTGAGATCATCGCCATTGCGAACGCCTTGTTCACAAACTTCTGGTTCGGAAGCAGCTGTGAAATCAGCGCCTGCCCGTGGTAGCTGTCCTGAATATAATCCCAGTTCATCCATGTAATGGGATAATGCTTCAGCTCCGTATCCTTGTCTTCTTCCAGCTCCACGTTCTGTGTGCACTTGTAGCTGTGAATCGTCCCCGTCTCAAAATCCCGGTACAGGTAGATATACATGGACACTCTGTCGTCCGTCAGCGCGTCCATTTTGTTGCCGTACGCCTCAGAGTCTGCCCGAATAGAATCAATATCGTCCTTCTTGACGCCGTTTTTCTCAGCCAGGTTCTTTACATATTCCACCTGCTTTCGCATGGGAATAATGATATACGGCTGCTGCTGCACGTTCCGCTCGTTCGGATTGCCGAAGATGATTCTTGTGTTCTCGACGATCTCCGTGACAATGCCGCCCTTTGCTTCCTGCCCCGTCTCCATATCCGGGTCAAACCACGAATAGGTTGCCCCATCTCCGTCCACGGCGGCATTGCGCATAAACTCGCGCACCTTTGTCACAATTTTGTTGCGTTCAAAAATCTCCGCAAACTGCTTGTTGATCACATCCGTGACCTGTTCCAGATCTGCAAGTCCATATCTGGACGTGGAGTTTAAAGGTGTCGCCTGCATGGACAGGTTGTCGGAGCTGATCGTTGCAATCTGAAAGAGCGTGACACGCTTGAGGAAATTGAAGACCGGCGTCGGCAGGCCGTTTGCCTCCACGCCCTCCCACTGCTTACCAATGAAGAAGTTCTCGTTTTCCGTGACCGTGTCGTATAAATTGATCTGCGTATTGAACATTACGCCCTTGTCATACCGCTTGGAAACAAGCTCCGGTGTTGGTTTCTTCATCTATCCCTCTCCTTTGGATTCCCGTAAGAAAGAATGTTCGCAACGCCTTCGTTGAACAGTTTCATTTCCATCTCTGCCCTGCGTTCTTCCTCTGTCTTTTCTGCCGTCTCTTCCGGAACGGCCTTTTTCTCCCGCCGCTTCCAGAGCGCCGCCGCAATCAGCAGCAGCACCGAGCAGTGCAAAAGGATGAACATACTCAGAATCCCGAGAAGCACACACATAAAAATTTCCATACAGACCTCACTTTACATAACCCGTGAACCGTACCCGCATATCAACGCCAAGAACAGTAACGTCGTTTGCGACCGATACCGCGTTGATCAGCAGCTTGTAGTAGACGAACTTCTTTACTTTCAGCTTGACTCTCTGCATATGCGGGCTTCTGTTCGTGTTGAAAGAAAAATGTCCAAAGTCAACGGATGCAAAATTCGAGATCTGCGCCGTGACGGTTTTTTCTGCATACTCGCTCTTCCGGTCAGACCTTGCCGATACTGTGCATCGCGCGCCTGCCGCCGGTTTGAGACTCACCCAGAGTACCGAGCTGTGCTTCCTCTGGTAATCTGACCCGAAGTCCATATTGCCGCTTTCCCACGTGCACCCGATTTCCTGCCCGAAATCGTTGTGCACCAGTTCGTCAAACAGCGCAAGCTTCCCGTCTGACGTGCCGAAGTAAATGTCGTCTCCGCTTCTGCATGCACACACGACCTTGAGATTCGTATATTTATACCAAACGTCTTCAATGTACCGGTGCACCAGCGCCGTACCGGGCGCATCGTTCAGGAACATGTAGTATTCCTGCTTGCTGTCGTCATCAAAGATAAATACCTTCTCCGGCTCTGCCCGCTGCATCGTGCTTCGTACACGTTCTGACACCATCTTTGCGTTTCTCTCGTCTCGGACCGTCGAGGAGGTCATTTTCCAGTCGTAGAGCGCGCTTGCGTACATCGAGCGCGGAAAGTTGTAGACAAGCCGCACCTGTCCCGGCGCTTCGTTTCCGATCTCCCGGTTCAGTGGGATCGTGTAAAATCCTGCCGTGACCGCCCCGTCAGCCAGCGTAACCGTCGAATACTCCGTTGCGTATACGCTTCCCGGCTTAAATGTCAGGAGCCTGTCATAGTGCTTGACCATCGCCGTAATGGGCGTATTTTCATCTCCGACCAGCATTTCATAAAGATCCGGGAAATACTCCGCCGACGCAATGCCTTTTTCTGTAATGCCGCAATACAGAGCCTTCGCCGTTCCGTCTCCGTACAAAAACACTCTTGTATCATTTGCGCCGTTGAAAAATTCCCAATACCGCATGGCCGTGACCTGAGAACGCAGGCTGTTCGGCGCGGTATAATAAATCTCGACATTGTTGCTCCCGGCTGCCGGAGCCGTAGAAAACGTGACCGTACCGGCTGCCGCGTCCTTCTCTGCCGCTGTTTCCGTCCCTTCGACATAAACAAGGTCGATGGACGAAAGTCCGGATTCCGGGAGGACATATTTTGTGCTCTCGCCGTCCGCCGAAAAGCGCACCCGCCGTTTTCCCGTCAGCCGGTTAATGTTTTCCAGCGTCGTTCCGCCGCCTTTGGGGGATGCCGCCGTTACCACACACGGGATATACCCGTCCACCGTTTTCACACTTCCCGCGCCGTCCCACGACAGATATTCGTGCCCGTTGAGCATATAGACCTTATTGTTGAATCCGAAAAAGGTTGTCGGTGCGTCGGTGATGTTCCCAAGCCTTGTCTTGCCTTCGGAAATCTTCCATACGCCGCCATCTGCTGCGCAGAGGGTAACTTCCTCCCCCGCAACGAAGCCGTGCCACAGCCCGCGTACAGCTCCCTGAAAGGTCTCCATTGCCTGCATGCCCGGTCGAACCTTCAAATGGTACTGCGGCGTGACCTGCCAGTTTTCAAGTTTCGAGGCCTCGCCGACTTTGAGCTGCGTGTCGCCGTCCTTCGATTCGTTGAGCCCCAGAAATTTTTGTATCTGTAAAACCTTCGCGACATCCGAGGTTACAATTTTCGCCATACTTCCCCCTGTTTGAGAAAAGGGCGGCTCGCGCCGCCCCTATTACTCAGTTCTGACCAACCGCCACGCCAGACCAATACATGCCGGTCTTCGTCGCGACAGCCTTGATGGTGTCGCCGGTCGCAAGCGTCGGCTTGCTGGATGCCGAGTACGTCTTCGCGGTATCGCTGAAACGCGGGTCGCTGCCGTCCGTGGTGTACTTGATGACCGCGTCGGTCGTGTCCGAAGTGATCGTCGCAACATTCGTTGCAATCACGATCGCGGGCGTTGCCGCAACGGTAGACGCCGCGCAGCCGACATAAATACCGTCCGCTCTCGTGGGCTTCACGAATGCGTCGAACATCACGCGGCCTTCCACCAGATCACCGGACAGGCCGGGCGGGTCGGAGTGGATCTTGTAGTCGTTCAGCTTCATCGGCGAGATCGCCGCGTCCTTCAGGACGATCATGAAATACACATCCGACGGGAAATAGCTCTTCGGTACCTTCTTGACGGGCATACCGTCAAACTCGCCCACGACGCCCTTGACAAGTGCCTTCGTGCCGATGCCCTCAAGCTTGACATACTCGTCGCAAAGCTTCAGCGCCTTATAAAGGTCATTGCGGATGTACAGCGTTCTGCCGTTCTGCGGGACAAACATATCGTCGAGCGCGCAGGTCGCATCCATGATGATACCGGCAATCGTGCTCTTCGTCGGCGCCGCCGTCAGCGCAACATGCTGACCTGCGTTCACTGCCCAGGTCTTGAAACGGTGCTTGTCAATGTACGGGGTCACAACTTCGCGCATCTCGCGTTTCAGGCTCGTTGCAGCCGTCTTGATGTTGAACTGCTCTTTTGCGTTGCCCTTGTCAATGGTGTAGGTGAACGCCTTGTCCTGCTTCATCTGGAACTCATAGATGCTGTCTGCAAGCTCCTGCGGCGTGCCGTAACGGTTCGAGCCGGAACGGGTGTAGTCGTTGAGCGGGGACGTGTGCGCTTCATAGACCTTCACGGTCTTCACGCCGACGAACTCCATATCGAGATCCTTCGAGAAGGAGCTCTGCGTCAAAGAATCCTGATAAAATCTTTCCTGTACCTTGTCAGAATACTTTTCTGCAAGGTTGATGGTTTTAGACATTCTTTACCTCCTGTCAATCGTCGCTAAACAGGTATTCGAGGAACGGGTCCTTCGCCGTCTCCTTCCCTTCTGTTTTCGCGGAACCAATACTTTTCTGTTTGTTTTTCTCGTTCTGTTTGAGTGCGTTGAGGCTCTCCTGAAGCTTCCGGTTGCTTTCCGCAAGCTGCCGATTCTCGTATCTTCCATACGCGGAGACAAGCGTCTCGCCGCCTCTCACGTCGTCCCAGACTTCCTTCGGGATCGTGTTTGGGTCAACATCCTTGTAGAGCTTCAAAAACCGTTCGATGTCCTGCTGTCGGGCAAGCTCCTGCCCCTGCTGCGCCTGCTGCTTTTCCGCATCCGCCTTTTCCGTTCTGGAAAGCCGCTGCTCTGCGTCCTCCCGTAAAACGCGCTCGTGTGCCGCGTCCCGGCTCAAGCCCTGCGAGACATAAGCGTTTTCCCGCACCGACTGCAAAAATGTGTTCCTGTCTGTGCCGGATTTCTGAGCTGCCGCGTCCAGTAGCCCGATAATCGCCTCGTTGTCCTGCTTGAACTTCAAAAGCTCTGCGTTTTCCTGCTGTAAGTGGTCTCTCTGCTCTAAAATGCGGTCGTGGTTCAGCCCCTTTTGGGCAAGCTCCGTGACCTCCTGACGGCTCACCTTTCGGATTTCCTTGTTGAACTTGAGATCAAACAGCTCTTCTTCCTTCTGTTCCTTTGTGGGCTCCGCTTCCGGTTGCCCCGCCGGTTCTTCTGGTTCTTCCGAAGGCTCCTGTTCTTCTTCGTTCGCTTCGGCGGCTTCTTCGCTGGTTTCCTCTTCGGTCTGGTTGCCGTCGTCTTCGGAAACAATATCGCTCAGATCTACGCCGAATTCTTCATCCATAAACTCGTTCATTTTCTTCCTCCTGTTTTTGGCTCTGGTAGGCCATATTCACGGCTCTGGTAGGCCGCTGTTTACTCAAAATCCGTAATACGGGGTAATTTCCTCCCACACGGATGGCTTCTTTGCCGCGAGCGTCGCGACAAGCTCGGAATACCGTTCGTTGAAAAAACTCGCCATCGAATCGTTTTCGCCCAAAAGAAGGTGCGCTGCCAATCCGTAGGGCATGATCCCCTGCGCAATGACATCGTCGAGCCCGATCTCGTCCGTAAAGTCCTTGATCTCCGGGCACACTGCCCGTTTTCCATCCTCTCCTGTCTGGAACGTGTCGGAATACGGAAAAAGCTCGTGCCGCAGAACGTTCAGAATGCTGATCGTCCGCATCCTGTATTCCTGCGTATCTTGCGTTGCTGTCGCACCGCTTGACTCGTTCTGCTCGTCCATCAAGTGGATAGCTCTGGAAAATACCCATTCAGGCGTTGTCATAGAATCCTCCTAGAAATTCAGGTAGCTGCTGTCCGCTTCCCCTCCGGTCATGTAATCGCCGTAGCTTTCCTCGTGATCTTCTTCGTCTGCAATGACCTGCTGTTCCGGCTTGAGCGTCCGAAGCTGCGCGTAATACCGAAGCGCGTCCGGCGCGTGAGTTATGTCATGCGGTTCTTTGGCGCAGTCCGACGGGTTCTTGTCGTCGTGCTGGATCGCCATCAGATCGTCGATAATTCCCTTGCAGGTGTTGAACACCAAAAGCCCCGGCTTTCCGTCGTTCATGGGCTTGAGCAGTTCCTTGACTGCCATCCAACCCGCCACACGCGAGTTGTTCGCCTTGACGACCGGAAGCCCGCTTTCTGCAAACAGCTGCGCCATTGTCTTGCCGGTGTCCTTTAATGTCGACCACATATCCGGCGGCGCAATCGTATACTCCACTCTCTCCCCGGGCGGCGTCGACACAATCGCTGCATTCGCCGCCTGCGAAACAATCAGCTTCGATTCGTTGTACTCCCGGTACAGATATGCCCTTCCGTTATAGTCCACGGCAATCCAGAGGCACGCGAACATATCGAGGCCGTAGTCGAATGCCCGGTATTTCGTCCAGCCTGTTGGAATTGCAAACGGTTGAATGACATGCGTCTTGATCGTAAACTCCGGGAAGAATCCGCCGGACAGCGCATCCCAGTCGCCAAACCGGTGTGCCCTTCTGACATCCTCCGGCAGCAGATTCAATGCGTTTACATAATCCGGAGATCCTTTCAGCAGATCGACGTTGTCCTCGACCGTCGCTTTCAGAAACAGATAATCGTCCGGGTTTTCTTCCGGCAGAAAATCTCTTGTGACAAAGATCCGCTTCACCCACTGATGCCCGACACCGCCGGGGTTACACGTCAGATACACCCGTTTCGGAAACGGCGTTGCGCCGCGGCAGCAAGCCGCAATCCCTCGGAACTCCTGCTCCGTGAACTGCGTCGCCTCTTCAATGAAAATCCAGTCGTATTCCTGACCCTGATATTTGCCCGTGACTGCCGAGCCGTAGCCGTCCATGTTGCCAAATTTGATGCTCGACCCGTTGACAAACGTCAGCAGATGCTTCTGCACGTTGTATGTAGCCAGGCTTTCCGGAATCAGCTTGAGAATCGGGTCTATGACAGAGTTCTCCAAATCCTCATATCTCCGGCGGATAACCAGTATCCGAAGTCCCGGGTACTCGATGCACCCGCCGACCGGTTTTCTCTGCGTACACCACGACTTTCCGCCGCCTCTCGCGCCGCCGTAGCACGTGTATTTCACCCGGCTTTCAAAGAACCGCCTCTGCGGCTCGCTGTTCGGGCAGCCAAGATTCAGCGTGATCGCTCCGCCCTTTGCTGTTTGCTTTCTCGCCATAGCGCCCTCCGCCCGTGCTCACCTTGACGCCCGGATTGCTCCGGGACGCCAAAGTAAGGAGGATTGAAACGATGGCTTGCCGCCAAGGTCAACACGGGATTTTTGAAAAATTTGAGATTCGATTTGTGCAAAGGGGTACGCCGTTTTTCTCCCACCCCTCCCAATGAATGGGAAAAGCTTTGGAAGGGCATGCATGGGGGAGCTGGATATAACTATACATACAGGAGACCGCGCCCCCTGTTTTTCCGCTACCCCCTCCATTGCCAGATCGTTCACGGGAGGGCATACCCGGAAGCGCCTTCCCGCGCGCATGCCCTCAGAAAAAACGCGCGGGGTCTTATAGGCCTGCGAGCGCCGCCCTTATCGCCCCTCGAGCCATGCAGCCCGCGCCCAGCCGTGCCCGTCATTATGCCGAATGATAGTTGACAGTAATATAACTATGTCTACTACATAGCATAAAGTTGCGTATTTACCTACAAACTCAGCATGCTCCTAACTATTTGCGAAAAACGAACGCAACAAAATAGATATTTGGTGGCGTTGACTACTTGAAAGCCGTTTTGGACCCGCCGAACTCAATATTGATCGTCAGCTCACCCGAGCTTTTGCCGTCCTCGGCCTTATCGATCATCTTGCAGCCGTCAAAGTCCTGCTTATTGGCAAAGATGCTCTTTGACGAGTTCGGGCCGGACCAGCCCGGAGCGGTGTTGTACTGCCCGCGAATCCAGGTAGCAAACTTTTTTAGCTCGCGCGCCACGTCCATTTTATTGGCCGGCGGATCTTTGATCGCCTTTGACACGCTCTCGGCGTCCATGCCGATTGTGCCGCAGAAATGCCACCAATCTGCTTTTGGATACTCGCCGGTCTCGACCTTATGTTTGTACTCGTTGATCGCCGTCACTGTCTGCTTGTAAGACAGCGGAAACACTGCTTTGCCAGCCATATAAACCCACCTCCCGAACATTTCGCCGCAAAACCTATGTGCCCGAAAAATCTCTTTGCGTGGAGATTCAATAAGGGAAATCGGAAACTTCGTTTCCGAATTTCCCGTTTGAATCTCCCCAGATGTATATATATCACAGTTTTTTTGACCATAAATAAAAGGCCGTTTATCACTTCGTAAAATTATTGATTTTTTCGGACAAAAAGCGTTGGAAATACAGGCCAAACCGTGATTTGAAAAAATTTTATAAAATAGTGGGCGCAGGGGCTTGACAAGATTCTCCTGTATTTACCAGCTATGGTCTCAGCCTGCTTTTGCACTGAATGAGTGCAAGCATCTGGCATTGTCAGAGGATGCGCATTTTATGCAAACAATAATGCCAGTACATTGCAAATAATGCTATCAATCAGGTAAAGAAATACCCCGCACAAGACGACCTTGTACGGGGCTATTGTCTATTCTGTTGGAGATTAAGCAAGCCGTTTTTCGATGGCATCGACCCGCGCTTGCAAATCCTTTTCGCCTAACATGTCTTATCCTTTATTCTCATTCTTACCGCGTCCAATATGAACGCCTGGACGCTCTGCCCAGCTTTGGCGGCTGCGTCTCTGATCTTCTGCCCCTCTTCCTTCTCCGGGCGAATCATAATATTGTCCCGGCTGGCGTTCCATTTCGCCGAGGCTCTCTTGTGTGCGTCGCTGACTGCCATAGTTCCACCTCGTTTCCGTGCAATTATACCACTTGCACCGCTTAACCGTCAACGTATAAAATTCACCAGAAATAACCGTTAACTTTTGTGCAACCTGCCTCTTGACGATATAACCGTTAACGTGTATTATTGAGCCATCAAAACGGAACGAAAACGGCACCGCCGAGGAGGAAACGACATGACATACTTCACCAACATTCACACGCTGGACGAACTCAAGAAAGAATATCGCCGCCTTGCCTTTGTGAACCATCCCGACCGGGGCGGAGACGTCGAGACCATGAAGGCGATCAACTCCGAGTATGAGACGCTGCACGAGATCTTAAAGAAGCAGCACAACGCGAGCGCCGACGAATACCACCAGACGACCGAGACCCCCGCCGAGTTCATCGAGATCATCAATGCACTTGTCCGCATGGGCGGCTTGGAGATCGAGCTTTGCGGCTCCTGGCTCTGGATCGGCGGCAACACCCGCGAGAACAAAGACGGCCTGAAAGCTGCTGGCTGCCGCTGGAGCAATAATAAGAAGCTCTGGTACTGGCACCACGAAGAGCCCGGCAAGCACTGGCGGCGCGGCAACTCCACCATGTCCGACATCCGCCGAAAATACGGCTCTCAGGTCTACACCGCTTCCGGCGAGTCCACCAAATACGAAAAGATCGGGGCGACGGCGTAAGCCGTCCCCTTTGGAGGTTCCAACATGAGCTACCACGATCTTTTAAACCAATACGGCCACGAACAGCCGCAAGCCGAAACCCGCGTCCACATCTTCGCGCAAGCCCCCCAGAAGCTCACCACGCCCGACGAAGTCGCGTACCGGGATAAGACCATATCGCAAGACATCAAACGGCTAGAGAAGCTTATAGACGATCTCAAGGACTACCGCCGGGCGCTTGCCGCCCGGTATGCCGAACTGGAAACCCTGCCTTATACGTACCTTTTGAAGCTCGAGCGCGTCCCGCACTGGAAAGGCCATATCGAGTACGTTATCACACTGACAAAGACGCTTTCCGACGGCACGAAAACGCAGGACTTACGCGAAGTCTTCCCAGGCAAAGACCGCCGAAAAGCCTTTGCCAGAGCCGCAGAGTTACGCCGCCAACGCCCCGGCATCCCTTACGAAGAAGACATCGCCCGCCGCTCGTGGGAATAAAAGAGAAGCTGCACCCGTTTTGGATGCAGCTTTTGCTTTATGCTCTTCCGACAAGCTCGTCAAGTGTCACGCCGTAAGCGTCCGCAAGCTCACACAGCATAGGGACATCCGGCAACGGATACCCATCCAGCCCGACAAGCTGCACACGCCCTTCCAGCGCGCCAAGAAGCCTTTCGTCAATGCCCGTCTTTTGCTCGATCTGCCCGTATGTCAGGCCGGACTTTTCGCGCTGCGCGCGAAGGCTTTTTTGCATGCTTATGATTATGGTTCTTGCTCCGTCTCCGCGTTTATACATTCCGTTTTTCCTCCAAAATGTCTTTCAGACACGCACACAGAAACGCCCCGTTTGTCATCACGTGCCAAATAGACGGCAGCCCGGATTCCTCGTCAATGTGCGTTGGGTCTTCCCAAATCGCGAGGACATGCCTTAAAAGCGCCTCGTGCCATCTCTCCGGCGCAATGCTGCGCCAGTCCTCCGCGTCTTTGTACTTGCGCTTCCTCCTTTCATTCCTTCACCCACCAATCTTTAATCGTATCGTTCCGTTCGAAAAACGGCTGAAAGAACGCCCCGCAGAGCTTCTTAAGGCTCGAGTCGATTCTGTGAATGGCATCGTCAGATTCTGGCTTTCCCTGCCATGCCACGCCGTATTCCTTCTCGAGTTCTTGCATTTTCTGCAACAACTGATTTGCCTTCGATGGGCTTTTGAGCATCCCGAGTTCATACGCCGCAACGAATAGCAGATCGATCGCTTTCTGCATCCCCGCTTCCATTCCTGCGTTCAGGTATGCCGCGTTGCTGCTTCTGATCCGCTTCGCCAGATCGTTCATTGTACTCATATTCCCTCCTACGCAATCAGCATAAATTTAAACCAGCCCGGCGCGTCAAGCCCTACTATCCAGTCAAACCAGATCTTGTAGCAAAGCATGCTCACGGCAATAACCAGCACCGTGGCGAAGAAGATCACAAGGAAATCTTTCACAGTTTAACCCCCCTTATGTACTTGTCAAAATACGTTGTTGCTACCGCCATAGCCGCCCACATGTCGGCTGCGAACCCGTAAAAGAAACCTGGGTTCTTCTTTGTTCCTTTCCCATAATTCGGCTGACCGGGCGCATAGCGGTCGACGAGGGCTTGCCTGATGTTCGCATCCTTCGCCGACGCTCTGCCGCAAAGGTAAAGCTTTTCTTCCCGGCGGAAGATCTTCTGTATCTGGTACCCCTGCCGGTAAAGCTCGGCGTACTCCCAGAACCGCCCAATCCAGAAGCAGGTGTCGAACACCTCCTGACCGACTGGCATTCCCATTCCGGCAACCATTTCGATTGCCAGATGCTGATACTCTCGGCAGAGAACGGGGAATATCTCCCCGTTCGGAACTTTCCCAACGTCCAGCACCTTCCGGATTTCCTGCCCGTCGTGCTCCACCAGCACATAGCCGGATTGAATGTTGCCGGGATCAATCGCCAGAATCGTTCCCATTTGAACCACCCTTTATTTTTTCCTCCAATTCCCGGATCTCTCGGCGCAGTATATCTACATCTTTACTAAGCGACCTTACTTCTCCGTGCAGCAGTGTAATTGTGGCGGTTGTCATTTCTGCAAATGTCTTTTCTCCGCTTCCTGCAAACTTCGCCATCTCTTGGAGAGTCCTAGCCAAAAAGGATCTTGTTTCCGTTCTATTCACGCTTCGCCCTCACTTTCCAAAACAGTTCGTTGTAAGTGTTATACCGCTTCTGAATGTCCGTGCTTGCAATGTCCGGGTGAAACTTCAGCCACCATTCGTACATCCCGCACGTCTGCATTTCCGGGCAGCCGCACCGATAAACGCAGTTAGGTACCAGAACGTCCGAGATCTCCGGCTGTACCTCATGCAGCGCCGCTTTGAAATCCTCGGCATACTCGCGCGTCTCCGGGGCTGCCTGCCTGCATAACCGCTTGCGCATGGAGTCAATCAAAGCTTGTACGTTCGCTTCTCCCTCGAAGATCACCGGCGCGTCCTGCGGCAGCTTGTCCCTCGGCGTTCCGGTTCGGTCGGTTCTCTGCGTAGAGATAAAGCACTCCCATTTGTGCCTTGACCAGTGCGTCGCAATCCAGCTCTTAATGCCTTGCCAAACCCACGATACCGAGATCCGCCGAATCGGCGAGTGTTCGGCAATCAGAATTCGGCGCTTAAAATCCTCGCTCGGCTCATGCCCAAGAGGACCTTTGCCGGAGGTGGCGCGGCAGGTGTCCACGACTTCCTGCCAGTCTCCCTTGATGTTTGTAATGTGTGTGTTCATCCTCTAATCCTCATCTCTTGTGACGATTTTTCCGCATTGCCTGCATTTATAGGTACATATCCGCGAAACGTCAAAATCGCCGAAGGACAATTTATACCCAATCTCTTTCCAATCGTGTTCCTCACACGGGCATAACCTTTCTTCAAGTTCAGCCACACGGTATTGTAGCCGCACAATTTCGGCTTTCAATTTTGCTCTTCCAAACATTCAAATCTCCTTTCTTCAAAATCTCCGCATTTCTCGCCGGAAAAGCACATCCGTTCCAGTTCTTGTTCAGAAAACCGTTCCGCCTTGTGCTTCAAGCACCGGTACGGGTAAACGTAGTTCTTTCTATACTCCAGATGCTTGCAAGTCAGGCAGCTAACACCATTCAAGTTTTTCATTCTTCCCTCCGTTCTCCGTAGCTGCAAAAATCGTCCGGTTCTACGCAAACCGCCTCGCCGGAATAACCGCGCTCGTTCTCCTTTGGTTCTGTGTGCAGATAGCACAGCCCGTTCGGCTGGTTTCTGTAGTGCTTGCAGTCCTTGCAGCGAAGCACCCTAGCGTAATCTTCTTTCATCACGTTTTTGAAAATGTTCAGAGCGATTTCCACCTCGTCCGTGTTTTTCACCATTTGCACAAGCTGCGCTTTGCTCATCTTGCACAGATCGTTCAGCATCTGCTCAAAATCACCCATTGTCTGCGTCCTCCATCCAGCCGTCCATGCGTGCCCCGCAGTGCGGGCAGTAATCCATTCGCGCGTCAAATCCAATGTCGCACGCCGAGCAATACTGGATATCTCCTGCCGCTTCGCTATGGAACGGAATCCACTTCGCGTGAACCACCGGCACAGCGTCTACGACTGGCAGACTGTATAAGTCCTCACGTATCCCCTCGTATCCCCACTCCATTTCGATACAATCAATTACTGCATCTAAATCAACTAACCGCACAATCTTCACCTCCATCCATCTTCGCCCCGCAGTTGGGGCAGTAGTTCGGCAGATTCCCGAACCATCCAATCAGTTCGCCGCACTGACTACATTTTTCAGCGTTGTTTACATCATCGGAAAGAAAATCTTCTTTAATCCACCGCCCATGCACAACCTCCGCAACGTCGGCGGCGGGCATTTCCCGAATTTCGGCATATGCGCGTTCCAACCGTGTTAGTGCCGTCATGCTTCCACCGCGTTCGGCTTTCCGTAACGCAAATAGTGCATCCTCGCGCCGGATATAATCATCCATCATTTACCCTCCTGTTCCATGCCTCAATAGTTGACGCATATCAACTTGCCGTATTACCAAAATGCACCTTCATCATAATTTTCATCCCTCTTGTTCCATGCTTCAGTGGCTTGTTCTTCTATGTCATAAATATACACACCACCTAAAATCCCGCCATCGCACTCATAGCTTGCAATCGGGCATCCCGGATTTTCCTCATGAGCGTGGTGAAGCATAAAGCCAAGTCCACTATAGGGATGTTCTCTATATGCCTCATCATGTAGATTCCCTTCGTCATCGCACAGAACAATGCTAACTTTACCGCCACAGAACGGGCACGGTTTCAGTTCAGCCATCCTTCTTGCCCTCCATTTCCTGCAAAGCCTTCTCGGCTTCTTCGCGGCTCAAAAATACGGTCTTGCCAAATGAGCTAGGATTGACTCCGTACTGTTCTCTTAATCCATCTACTGCGGAGAATACAATGGTCGTAACGCGGCTTCCAATGTTTGCAAATTCTATCACGCATTTGCGGGTGTGCCGCATCCCGTCAAGATTCGCCCACACCGTATCGCCCACCTTGCACGGCAGCACCACCACGCGCCCGTCCTTGTCGGCCTCGGCAAGCTCGCGGAGGCGGTCAAACCCGCCGCACAACTCGGCAATGTCCTCGTAGGCCGCAAGTCGATCAACAAAATCCGCCTGGTACTGCACTCCGCTGAAATTTACCCGCCAGTATCCGTCTTTGAAATAAGTCAGTCGTTCCAT